GTCTACTCGGCTCCGTCGTTCAACGGATCCGAAACGCGATCATGCCACCTCGTCCGGGGAAGGTTCCTTCTCTGTGCGTGATGCTTTCTGATGAACTAGATGTGGACATTGTCACTTCGGTCGAGCGCTGTGTGCGCAAGCAATCCTTAGTGAATCATCCCATCCAAGATTCTTCTCGGCTCACCGCAGAATCAGGAGGTCAATACCCTGGTCTATGGTAGGAGACTCCCTCCCTTCTGCTTGTTCAGCAGAAGATAAGGAAAGACTCGCTCAATCATTAACCGTATTAGTCAACTATGCTGAACTTTTTGGCTTTAGACCGGACTCGTTCGATCGACAGTCGACTTTGACCCACTGGCAGCTTTGCTCAGCGGGTTGCGGTTGGATTAAGTTCCTGAAGTATAAGCTAGCAGCTTTCATGTCGTACCATTTGGATAATCCTCTTCCCAAGAAACCTTTCTCGGGAGATGATCTTCCTAATCAGTTGGCGGGCGGTTCTCTCGGTCGCTTCATCAAATTGAAGTTTGAAGACCCGGAGATCGCCATCCAGTTCTGTGTCGGGGTCCTGTACCTAAAGAAGGGTATGCCCCGACCTACTGATTTAGCCCTTGAACAGGCCAAGATGGAAACGAAAAAAGTCCTGACATCTGTGCAACAACCTCATGCCTCCCCATTCTCCTCAACGGCCGTAATAGCCGAGGAAGTAAGGAGGACTTGTGTTGAGATCTTTACACGACGCATCCGTCGCAAGGATCTGGAGAAACCCTATGCGCCATCTGTGAAAGCCAATTATGTCGACTCGCGTTCGAAGTTCGGCACTTTTGGAACACTGATGGATGAACATTTTCTGGTGGACCGTGTTCCTCCTGAGAATGTCGGGTGGCTCTATTCTACTGCACTAGAGCTTGACGATTCGGTTAGAGAAGATGAAATGGACACAGTGCATTTAAAGGTGTCACCCCTCTTTCGGGAGCGGGTGAATCAGGTATACCGAGAGGTGTATCAGAATGTACGTGTGCGCGCCAGAGAGGAGGTCGCCAATGTTAAGTTGGTGGCGCTTCCAGAAGCTTTGAAAGTTAGGACAATTTCCAAGGGTCCTCCACTTACTTACTTCTCTCTAAAGCCAGTACAGAAATTCCTCCATCGGGTTTTGCGGAACATTCGCTGTTTCCGACTTGTTGGTCAGACAGTTACACCTGAATTCCTCTCCGAGGTTTTCATTGGCAGGGAAGGTGTGTTTCACTCGCTAGACTATAGCAGCGCGACAGACCTCTTGGACCCTTTCCTGTCGGGTGTTTGTGTCGATGGAATTTGTGATGCTGTTGGAATGCCGGATGATCTGCGTCAGCTTTTTCATAAAGCTCTCACAGGTCATCTGATTGAGGATGAGCCCCAGGTCTGGGGTCAACTCATGGGCTCGATAGTTTCATTCATAGTGCTCTGCGTGGTAAATCTTTCTGTCATCCGTCACTCCTTCGAGCTCACGTTAAACACTCGGGTGTCTGTTGTGGACATCCCAGCTGTTATAAACGGAGACGATGGGTTAGTTCGGGCTCCCCCCGAATTCTCTCACATCTGGGAATCTGTTGCCGCTGTCGCGGGGCTGATCCCTAGTGTGGGGAAGACGTATGTAGACGAAGAGTACCTCAATATTAATTCCACATCGTTCCTGTTCGAGAACGAGACTTTCCGCCTTATCCCATATGTCAATATGGGTCTGGTGATGGGTCTCGGTCGCTCAGGGGGGAAACAAGATGTGACTAATATTGCTATGGAGTATACACCATACCTCACAAGTATTGGTGCGCGTCATCATGCCCTCCTGAATCTCGCCCCCCCGGGTAAGGTTCTGGCTGCTCACGAGCAGTTTTTGAGGCAGAACGCTGAAACTCTCAAACTCGCAAAAGTTCCCTGGTATATCCCAGAATCGTTGGGCGGTGTTGGGTTGAAACCGATTGTGCTCTACAACTTCGGCGATGGTGACGTGGATAACGTCACCCGTCGTTATGCCCGTACTTCTACGGGGCATGTCTGTGGACCTAGTCCGGCAGACGTTCGAGCAGCGGAGGTGATTGTAGAACGACGCTACGCGTCTATCACCCCTCGGAGAATCCCTTCACAGCAGCCGATTCGGGCTAGATCGGTCTGGCAGTCTGTGGTTAAGCTTGCTTGGCCACGAAAGCGCGTTGTCATGTCACAGGAGGATGAGACCTTCATGGATCTCTCCACCTATTACTTGACACCATCTCTGGTTGCGTCTGGTCTGGATCAAGAGACTCGCGTCTCTATGATTAGGCGTAACGAACGAGCCTGGACGTCTCTCATGGCCCATATGACGGACTTCCCCTCTGAAAGATGTGGGGATCTGTTCCTGGACTTTGATAGCGATCGCTTCCACCTAAAAGTAGAGTCGTAAAGACGTGTCCCCTGTGTGGGGTACTGGACCATGGGTACATGGTCGCACA